CTGAACAGGAAAAAATTAATGAAGAAAAACTAGGAGCAGAAAAGAAGCTTGCTGAGGAACAAAAGGAACTAAAAGAAAAAACCGCAGCGGAAGATACCGAATTTGCAAAGCGACTAAATGAGATCCTAGTTGAAACAAGGCTTCAGGGAATCAAAGACGAAAACGAAAAGGCAAGGGCTGAATTAGTTGCACAACAAGAGCAGGAACTAGCGGATTTAGCAGAAGATACCAAGCTAAGAGCAGAGCAAAAACTAGCTATTCAAAAGCAGCTTGAAATTAAAAACAAGCAGGAACTAGATGCGCTTGAATTGACTTTTGCAGAGGCTGATGCCATCAAAAAACTGGATGAACTAGATGCCCAAATGAAAGAGGCAGATGATGATCTGATGCTAGAAAGAAGTCTGCTAAATCAAAAGGATGCACTACTGAAAGAATACTACGATAAAAATTTAATTTCAGATATTGAATACACCCAAGGAATAAAGGAAAATTCAGACGCAAGAATAGCGATAGATAAGGCTGAATACGATTTAAAAATATCTCAGGCACAGGCTGCTTCTCAATTACTTGCATCACTATCTGAACTTGCAGGTAAACAAACAGCAGCAGGAAAGGCTTTAGGAATCGCATCCGCTTTGACAAATACCTATGTCGGTGTGACTGAGGCACTATCTGCAAAGTCTGTCCTTCCTTCCCCTTTTGATGTGGTGGCTAAGGTGGCAAACGTAGCAACAATTCTAGCAAGTGGATTGAAAGCAGTAAAGGCAATCACAGCCGTACAAGTTCCGGGCGGTGGTGGTGGAGGTGGGGCTGTTTCTGCACCTAATATTTCTGCAACGGCACCGGGGGTAGGTGGTCAAGTACCTACGATTGGATCTAGTCCTGTTACCGCTTTGGGAACTGTTATGCAGAACCAAACTCCAATTAAAGCCTATGTGGTAGAAAGTGAAGTAACAGGAACTCAAAAGCGAGTTGCTGATATTGAACGAAGGGCAGGATTTTAATACTTAGAGATATGGATAAATTACCACTTTATAAAATGTTTATCGCTGACGATATTGATGGCGAAGAAGAAGTTGATTTTGTAGCCTTGGTGGAAAGCCCTGCAATCCAGAGAAACTTTCTAGCATTTTCTGAGCAGTTTGTAGAGCCTAGCCAAGGGGAAAGCAAAGAAGACTTTCTTCCTAGATGTATCGAATATGTGATCAATGAAGGTAAGGAATCAGAACAGGCGGTAGCTATCTGCTCCAATCTATGGGAAGGTAGATTCCAAGAGGACTCATACAATGACTACCCACAGAGCGCAAAGGATAATGCAGAACGGGGAATCCGTTTGAATGAGGCTATAGGGAATAGATGTGCTACTCAGGTTGGCAAGGTTCGGGCACAACAGATCATGAACGGTGAAAACCTGACAATGGACACGATCAAAAGAACCTATTCTTACTTGAGCAGGGCTGCCGAGGATTACAATCCAGATGACACCGAAGCCTGCGGAACTATAAGTTATCTTCTTTGGGGTGGTGAGCCAATGCTTAGATGGGCAGAAAGCAAAATTAATCAAGAACAATTCAGCACACACCTATCCTTCGCAGTTCAGGATGAAGATCAAAGAATAGTATCTGGGCCTTTGATGATTGCAGATCTACCGATCTACAGAAGGGACGAAGATGGGGAGTACTATGTGATGTTTACCGGGGAGCAGATCAAGAAGATTGTGCAGCGTTTCTTTAAAAAAGGATATCAAGCAAAGGTCAACATTGAACACGGCAAGAAGGCGGATGGGGTTTATATGTTTGAAAGCTACATCATTGACAGGGACAGAGGGGTTAATCCTCCTACAGGTTTTGAAGATGTGGCAAATGGTTCTTGGTTCGGTTCCTTCAAAGTAGAAAATGACAAACTCTGGGGTGAAGTAAAAGCCGGGACATTTAAAGGCTTTAGTGTGGAGGGTTTATTCCGTTACGAAAAGGCAGGAATGATCGTGCAAAAAGAAGAACAGATCATGGCACAGATTTTTAAAATTTTGGGACAAATTGAACAAAATTAACTAACTAAATATTTATTATCATGAACGCAAAAGAAGCACTTGTGCAAATTAAAAACTTGCTTTTCACAGAAGCAGAAAAGAAAGCAGCCTTCGCTTTGGTAGAAGGTAAGCTAGTAGATGGCACTATGGTAGCCTACGATCTTGAGGCAGGTGATATTTTCGTAATCGGTGAAGATGGGGTACAAATCCCTGCACCTGTTGGAGAACATCAACTTGAAAGCGGTGAAATCGTAATCGTAACTGAAGCAGGTAAAATTGCAGAGGTTAAAAAAGGAGAAGAACCAAAGCTAGAAATCGAAATCGAAGCAGCCGAAGTACCTGCTGAAGAGCCTAAGAAGGATGAAGCAATGGCGAAAGTAGAAGAAGCCATGGGTTACCTTGAAAAAAAGGTAGAAGAACTAAGCGCAAAAGTTAAGGCGATGGAAGAAAAAGCAGAAGATGTGAAAGAAGCGGTGAAACTATCTGCTGAAGTTCTTGAATCATTTGCAAAAGAGCCAAGCGACAAAGCAATCACTGCTCCTAACCAATTCGCTAAGCAATTAAAAACAGAAAAAAACGATAGGTATAACAACCTTCAAAAAGCATTTTCAACACTTAAAAAATAAACTAAAATGGCACTAGACCTTTCAGCTTTAACTAACTATGTAAAGGAGAACGAATTGCAGTTGACTTCAGCTGCTATCTTCTCAGCAAAAACTGCTTCCCTTATCGAAGCACAAGGAAACGTTCAGGTGGGTATCAAATCTGCTGAGACTATCAACGTAATGACTACCGATGCGGTATTTCAAGCGGGTGGCACTTGCGGATTTTCATCTTCTGGAACTACTACTATCACCCAAAGAACTTTGACTGTAGGCAAGATCAAGATTCAAGAATCTATCTGCCCTAAGGTATTCGAAGCTAAGTACACTCAGAAGGCTTTGCGTGAAGGATCTAGCTATGACTACATGGCTTACGCTGCTGAGTATTCTGCTCAGAAAGTAGAAAGAATCGGAGCTGCTTTGGAGACTGCAATTTGGCAAGGTGACACCGCTTCTGGTAGTGCTCAACTTAACAAGTTTAATGGAATCGGAAAAATCATCGACTCCTTAGGGTTTGGTGGTGCTGGCGATCCAATCAAAGGTAATGTGTCTAACTTGACTACTTTGACTAAGGCTAACGTAATCGCTGCAGTTGATGATATCTTTATTTCACTTCCTGCTGCCCTTTTGGATAAGCAAGACGTTGTAATCTTCTGCGGAAATGATACTTTCAGAGAGTACGTTTTAGCTTTGAGAGATGACAACTTGTTCCACTACCCTGTAGATGCAGCTAACATGGAACTTATCGTTCCAGGTACAAACATCAAGTTGATCGGGGTTAACGGATTGAACGCTACAGATTCAATGTTCGGAATCAGTATGGCAAACCTATACTTGGGAACTGACCTTTTGAACGAGCAAGATCGCTTCGAACTGTTCTACGCAAAAGAGGCGGACGAAATGAGATTCGTAGTTGAATTCAAAATGGGTGTACAAGTTGCCTTCCCTGACGAAGTAGTGTACTGGAAACTTTACGTAGCACCTTAAATAAAAAATGGGGAAGATGGTGGCGTCTTCCCCTTCACTTATTAAATAAAATATAAATATGCCTTGTGCCTTAACTCAGAGTTATACGCTTGATTGCAAAGATAGCGTAGGCGGTTTAACCGCAGTGTACTTTGCACCTTATGAAGATTTGGCTACAGTAACCATAGCAGCAGGAGTAGTGACTACTTTGACTATGGATGCGACCAAGAGATTCTACAAGTACGATCTTGTAAAGGAATCTTCCAACTTCGCTGAGGCTGTGAATACGAATGTGCAGAATGGTACTATTTTCTATGCTCAGACTCTCGAAATTATCCTTAACAAATTGCAGGTAAACACCAGAAACGAAATCGTTCTTTTGGGAAAAAACAGACTTGCAGTAATTGCTACAGATAACAACGGGGAGAATTGGTTCTTGGGTGTAGGTAATGGTTTGGATCTAACCGGTGGAGGTAGTGCATCAGGTACTGCTTTCGGTGATAGATCAGGATACACTTTGACCTTTACAGGAAACGAAAAAGAACTTTGTCCAAAAGTTACTGCCGTTATTCCTATCACTTAATATTTGGTTTATAGGTTAGATGTGAAAGCACCCTCGATTCTGGGGGTGTTTTTTTTTGTGTACATACTACAGGCTTTTTGTATTTAATGATATGATCGCAATACCACAGGGGGCTAACACTTCGATTTATATAACCCTTACAGATAAGAGGGAAACAAGTAGCAATGTCTACATATTTCGTTTTAATCATGAGGTTACAAATGAGGAAGTGATTTTGACTTTAACGGATACGAGCACATTCAAAGATCGTGTTTCTAAATTTGCAATTACAATCGCAAACTTCGAGAATAGAACAATCGGATTCTGGAGGTACAACGTAACTCAATCAGGAAGCGGTGCCGAGATTATTGCTACAGGAAAAATGCAATTGACGGCAGCTAACTTGAGCACCGCTGGGGTGATTAGATACAACGGCTATAATGGTGACTATAAAACCTATACCACAACATGATAAAATTTCTAAAATTTGACGATGTACCACTACCCATTTACAAGGAAGTAAAAGGGAAAGATTACATTTTTTATGGGGAAAGAAATGACTACCCGAACTACCTGCTGAGGATCTACAATAACAGCGCAAAGCATAACGCAATCGTAACCGGGAAGGTAGACTACATCTGTGGCAACGGGTGGACTGTCAAGGCTGAAGATGAAATGCAGAAGGCAAAAGCTTTCGGGATTATTGACAAGGTGAACACGAAAGAAGAAAGCCTAAATGAGGTCACTAATAAGCTTGTGACTGACTTAACTATCTTCGGGGGATACTATCTACAGGTGATATGGACGAAGGGCACAGGCGAGATCGCAGAACTTTACCACGTAGACTACTACAAGGTAAGAACGAACGCAGATAATAGCGAGTTTTATGTGTCCGACAATTGGCTTAAGAACGATAACGTAAACCCTAGACCAGACTACGAGACCTACCCGGCATTTGATCCAAACAATCCAACAGGATCTCAGATACTTTACTTTAAAGAATATCGTGCAGGGGTAAATACCTATTCCCTTCCTGATTACCGGGGTGCGATATCCTATATTGAACTTGATATCTCGATAGGTGAGTACCACCTTAACACCATAAACAACGGGATGTTCTCTAGCAAGTTGATTAACTTGAATGGAGGAAAAGTAAGCCAAGAAGAAGAAGATAGAATTGAGCGACAATTCCAAAACAAATTCAGTGGATCTAAAAATGCAGGTAAATTCATGCTAGCGTTTAACGATAGCAAAGAAAATGAGCCTTCAATAATTGACCTTTCAGGAACGGAACTTGATAAGCACTTTGACCTTTTGAACTTAACTGTTCAAACTGAAATTTTTAGCGGTCACAAGATCACAAGCCCAATGCTTTTTGGAATTAAAACCGAAGGTCAACTAGGGGGCAGATCTGAAATGAGAGAGGCTTACCAGCTATTCCAGAACACCTATGTAAACGCAAAGCAGCGGGCACTTGAGGAAGTAGTAAACTACCTATTCAAGTTTAATGACATCATAGCTGATCTTGAATTAAAACCTACAGAGCCTATCTCTTTTGAATTCTCAGAGGCGATCATCTCAGCCAACATGACTCAGGATGAAATCCGAGAGAAGCTAGGACTTGCACCTATCGAAAAGAAAGAAACAGCAGGAGCGCAGGACATCATCAATTCATTGAACAGCCTATCGCCATTAATCGCTACCAAGGTAGTAGAGAGCATGGATGTAAACGAACTCCGCAGCTTGATTGGATTGCCTGTACGTTCTGAAATTGTAACCCCTGAGAATATAGGCGAAGCACCTGCCCCTACTACTGTAGAAACTATTCAACTTTCATGCAGCCATACTGAAAAGGATGATGAAATCCTTAGCTACTTTGAAGGCAAAGGGGTAAGCAAAAGCAAGTTTAAAATCATCCAGAATGACAGGCTAGTTTTTAACAGCATGGATGAATTTGTGAAGCAGGATCTATTCGCTGAATACCTTTTGAATGAGGTGCAGAAAAAAATTATAACTCAGATCCAAAGAAATGAGAACGTAACCGTGCCACAAATCGCCAAGGCGGTAGGCATAGATGAAGCTTCTGTGATCTCAAGAATCAATACCTTGATTGATGATCAGGTACTAGTAGAAAAAATCAGCCGTGAAGGATTGATTACTAGATCCGTAACTCGTGCAGGGGAAGCAGCTATTAAAAGGCTTCAGCCTGTGACTTCATTCAAGGTGCTATACAGCTATGAAGAAAGGCCAAACGTACCAGCAGCAGCAAGCGGAAGCCGACCACTTTGCGAGAAACTATACAAGGATGGAGACAGCCTTTTATTTACCCGTGAAGAAATCCAAAACATCTCAAACCAACTAGGCTATTCCGTTTTTCAGCTTTGCGGTGGATGGTACACGAACCCAAATACAGGGGTAAGGACACCATTCTGCCGTCATGAGTGGAGACGCAATGTAGTAGTAGAAAAGACATCACGATGAGCGCAAATGTATTAATGATTTCGGAGCAGTCCTTCAAGGATTTCACCGTAGCTTCCGCAAATATTGACCTGAAAAATGTAACTCAGGTGATCAAGATGACTCAAGATAGGTACATCCATCCGATCTGTGGAACTGCGCTTTATGATAAGATCCTTTCTTTGATCGTAGCCGGTACAATTACTAGCGGAGGGAATGCAGTCTACAAAACTTTGCTAGATGACTACCTAACTGACACCCTGTTCAATTACGTTCTGGGTGAATTGCCGATGGCGATGCAGTACAAGTTCGTAAATAAGGGAGTGGTGAAGCGCAAATCAGAGAACATCACAGAGCCTACTTTTGCAGAACTTCAAAGCATAAGCCAATACTACAAGGGATATGCTGAATGGTATGCGGAAAGATCTATCAACTACCTAACTGCAAACAACACCCTGTATCCTGAGTACTTAAATCCGGGCAGCGATGTTACTACGATCCAACCTGTGAGCAATCAATACAAGGTAGCAATCAATTTAGGCCGTGGTGACTATGAGGATTACAGGCCATATTCTGAAAGATACCAAGGCAACCGCTACAAA